TTTGTCATTACATCAAACATTAGATATGGAATGTTATTATTTTTGCATATATTTTCACATATATACAATGTCCTATATTTTTGTGCTAATAAGTCATCTGCTAAACAGATAGGCAAAAACTGTTTGTATGTTTCATACCTTTCAGTGCCTTCTGTCATTTCTGGTGCTCTCCAACTGTTCACTAAATTATAATGATAAGAACCGTCATCGTCAAAGCCGTCTGCATATTCAAATCTACCTAAACAAGTCCAACCTAATATAATTAAGTCTGGTTTAGGATTGCCTGCCAAGTATTCGACTAATAGTCTTTCAGTTCGCATAACACTAGCACCAGGTTGCCCTAGATTAACACATTCATCTATTTCTAATAGTTGTCTTAGTTTTTCTGGGAATGCCTTGTAGATTGATTCAGGACGATTATCGCCTTCGCCGTATATTTCTGAACCAAATGTGTGGCTATCACCTATTGCTAATAATGTACTCATTTTTATTCCTTAAAAATGTAGCCATACTAGATCTTTGAAGTAAACAGGACCAAGTATTCAAATCCCTAAGTATGGCTACCAGTCATCAACAATTACTGTTGACGATTCCTAATCATCTGCAGGATGTCATCTGCTGATGCTTTACCAGTTTCATTAGAAGTGTTTTCGGCAGAAGCACTTGCTGTTTCTGTTACTGGTTGCGCCACTGGTGCCGTTTCAACTGCTGGAGCAGGTGTTTCCACTGCTGGTGCTGTTGGTTGTGCTACCGGTGTTGCTGTAGCCTGAGCCGGTGCTGAAGGTGTTTGTACCTTAGCAGGTGCGGCCTGGCCAATAGGTCTAAAAAAGTTACCGTACTTATCGTTGTCATAAAGTTCACCATTTACAGAATCTTGGAACATGTTGTAAATAACATCTACTTCCTCTGCTGTTGGCTTCTTAGGTAAAAAGTCTTTTAGATCAAATAACCCATTTGTATCAACTGCGGCAAGTTCATTCTCATCTAATGATCTTTCTTTTCTTGCCCACTTACTTGTTGAATAGTCAGCATACTGACCTTTTGTGGTTTTTGTCAATCTAAAGTCTGTACCGTTGACATAATCTGTTGGAATATTTTCCATATCTGGGTCCATTAATGCACCCTTGATAATGTTGAATATTTGAGGTCCAATGATGAATCTTCTGATTGGATTCTCTGGAGTTGTGTCCTCTTGTAGTGGACTATCTACTACATACCCTTGGAAAATATAACTTCTCTTTTTCCAATACTTACGACCCATATCTTCTAATGAAGGATCTTTGAACCAAGGTCTGATTTCGTTATGAACCGGACATTGTTCTCCCCACATTTCCATACAAGGTACTTGTACAGTAGTAGGTTTCATATCTCCACCCTTTATGCCAGGGAACTGTAAACGAATCATTTGTCGTTCAGTCCAAAAGAATGTATTGTTGGGGTCTCCGTCTGGAAGAAATCTCATTGTGGCACTAGTGCCCTCCGAGATGTTCCAAAATGGGTAGATAGCATTATCGCCACCTGTTTGTGAACCGCCTGGTTTAGTATCCATTGCGGCTAGTTTTGCTCTAATTTCAGCCAATGTTGCCATGTTTTTCTCCTTGTTTGCCATGTCGTGTAAACATAAATTCTTACACTTGTTTGCCTATTATAATGCCTTTTGAAGTTGAAGTCAACCTCTTTTTGCCATGTTATGTAATCTAATTTAAAATTTCTTCTAAATTAACTTTACTCTAATATATATCAGATTTAACAGATTTTGTTTAGTTTTTCGGTAAAATCAACAAATTCTACTAAATCTTGGTCTATATTACTTTCTACTTTCTCGTTTACTTTACTGATTAATTTCTTAACCATGTTTACAGTAAATTCGTCAAGTTTCTGATCTTTCAGAATCTTAACTGTTGTGTTGTTGATAAATTCTTTTAAAATCTTATCATCAATGCTTTCACTAATTGTATTTAATTTGTGTGCAATTTCAGATTTTTTATTAGGAAATTCAACAGCATCTTCGTTAATTGCTGGTACACTGAATCTATTATTTTCAATAGAATTTTCAATGTATTCTGCAACTGAACGTTGAATATTAACTAGTCTATTAATGCTAGGAAATGCAGATTGTACAGTATTGTCAACATGCTTTTCTGTGAATAAACTTGATAAATCTTGTTCATCTTCACTTAATGTCAATGTATTCATTGCATCAATTGTATCTACTGCTTTAGCATATGATTTTGCTCCACTTAATTGTTTTAAGTTTTGTCTCATTGTAGATATTGATTCTTTTGCTATTTGTACATACTCGTTGTTTTCTTCATTAACTAAACCTTTTCTGTCTACATATCTAACAAACTGTGATAAGTCTGTAATATTTTCTACCATTTCATTAATGGAATGACCTACTTGGTCAAAAGGATTACCGCCGTTATGTACGTGACGTGCCATTGCTCTGGCACCTGCTAAACTTTTATGAGGTAGTGCAAATCTTTCATCTGCTCGTTGTATAAAGATTTTAGATATTTGTCTGCTTCTAGAACCTCTAACTTCTTCGTTCACAGGTTTAGTGTGTCTTACAACAATTTTTACTGCGTCTAATGGTTGGTAACTTGTTTTGGTGCTACCATACATTTTTCCTAAACTTGCTTCTGTAACTTCTGATTTCACTTTATACTCATCGTGTTTTGGTGTTATATTTTTGCCGTATATTTTATATTTAAAACTGTATAACCCGCTGTGGGCAATTTCTTTTATACCGCTATGTAGTTTATTTATAACATCTTCGTGAACAACTTTTGATCTACTAAACTTGACTTCTTTTTCTTCTGGATCTACTGTGACCATAATATTAGGTTCACTGCTGAAAAATCTTTCTGCTTGATCAACTTCTAATGTATCATTGCCTTGACTGTCTTTTAAAGTCAACTTTAAACCGTGACCTTTAAGAAAATCAAATAATCTACTATTAATTTCTGCCATGTTGTTCATACATATATTTATCAAAAAAACTAATTATAAAACACCAATAGGCATAGGACCACTATAATCGTCATCGTCATTTACACTAGTTTCAATTTCATCATATATTGCATCTTCGTATTGTGCAATATAAGTTATCATTCTAACAGTAACTAATGTAGCCATAACTAAGTCGTCACTGCCTCCAGGTTTCGCCGCAAAAGTTGTACCACGTGCTACAAATTCTTTTAATTCTCTAATTATATTTTTACTGCGTAAAGTGAGTTTACCACTTTCTATAAGACGTTTCATTGCTAAAGCACCTTCCATTTTATTTTTATGATGTGTGTGATATCCTTTTCTACCTTTCTTACCTTGTACTTTATTTGGTTCATGCAAGAATGTACCAGGGAAACTTTCTTCGCCTGTGTCTCTAATAACTACTAATGCCGCTTCACCAATTGCATTATTTTCAACAGTCCAATATATTTCTGTTGCACCGTAACTTTGCAATTCTTTTGCTACTTCTCTTAGTAGTTTAACTTGTCCTTCAATAGGTGTTTTATTATGTTGCCACTCACACACTTGATTCATACTAGGTAAATCATAGCATACTATGGCCGCATTGTCGCCACCTGTTCCGGTACTAGGATCAAGTGTAATTGTATAAATTTTATTTGGATCTATATTCTCGTACCAACGTATTTGGCCACTACGTCTAATTGGTTCTATGCCTTTCATATCTACTAATTTTAATGAGTCAATAAGTGTTTCGTCGTATATGATAAATTCGCATTCGTGTTCACGTCTAAATCTTTCTTCGCCAATTCTACTACGTTCTGCTTTTGCCCAAAGTTCATCTCTGTCTGGATGCTCTTGCCAATTAACACGGAATGCTTTAAATCCATTTGTGCCTACGTCTTGTTCTTCTCCGTATTCGTCTACTTGTTGTATTGCTTGATGCCATATGTTTGCAAATGTATCGTCATCACTGTTAGGTGTACTTGTAACAATACACTTACCGCCTGTACTTAATGTTGGCGATAGTGCTGTCCAAAACTCAGCCGCGATGCGTGGTGGTACGAATGCAAACTCATCTAAGTATACTAATGAAAGTGACATACCCCTACCGGTATTTTCAGTTGTTGTAGCACTAACTATTCTACTACCATTATCAAAACTCAAACTACCTTTGTTGTATTCTGTAACACCTGCTCGTATATGATCAGGCACACTTTCGTATGCATATCTAATACGTTGCATGATCTCTTGGGCACCTGTGTGTTTATGTGCCGCTACAAGTATTGTGCTGTCTGCTACAAACATTGCATACCAAAGTAAGTATGCGGCCGCACATGTCGTTTTACCTGTCTGTCTAGGCAACATGTTGATGCTGTAACGATACTGGGAATAAGTGTGTATTAACCTTTCCTGGAATTCGAAAGGTTCAAATTTTATACCACCTTTTGTAGGATGTTGTATTTTTACAAAATGTTCCATAAAGAATGCTGGACCACTTATTGGGTCCATACAATTTTGTAACTCAACAATCTGTTCTTCAGAAAAGTTTTGCTTTGCAAATGCTCGTTTGGTTAAACTGTAATCCTGCGTTCCTTTAGGCATACAGTTATTTATGTGGGTTTTTGGTTAAGAAAAGTGTTTACAGGCTTTTGTAACGGTTCATTAAGGCGTTTAAAATTTCTTTTTTATCTCCGCCTACTGGATCATATCCCATTCCTTTTGGTTTGAGACTAATTACCATTGGCTTCTTTTCGCCTTCTTCGTCACCGTGTTGATCGCAGTCTTCACATTCACACTCATCACCAGGCTTTCCGCAACCATCACACATATCGTCTGCGTACTCGCCTTGTTTTGGTTCTTCATCGTGATCATGTTCTTCGTGGTCGTGTTCTTCTTCTGAATCTTTGCCTTTTGGTAATGTGATACCTGCAAGTTTTAGAATGTCGTGTAGTTCGTCCATGCTGTCAGCATTAGCACTAACAGTAACAGTATTATCGCCTTGCTTCTTAGTCTTGCTATAAGTTACTGTTTCCTTATCATCGCTTTCGCTTTGTTGTCCATATGGAGAAGACATATAAAATGACTCCATAATGGAAATATAGTTTCTAATTTCGTCTGACATTATTGTACTACCGGTCCTTGATTAATTGGATACTCGTTACCTTGTACACTTGGGTCGTGTGCTAGTCCTACTGCGTCTGCTAATGGTTTGAGGTCATCGCCCATCATCATGCTTTTGCTAGGATAGTTTCTGAAATAATCAGCACCTTTTTCATCTTTGATTTTTTGTAATTCTGCTATAAATTTTGAATTAAACTCTTCGCCGTACATTCCTAATTCTGCAAAGTCTAAATCTTTGTTTTCAATTTCGTAATGTGCTTGTTCTTCGTTTGTTAATTCTGCTTCTTCCATATCAGCATATCTATCCTTGTCATTTTCAATTCTGTTTTTTGTAACTTCATCTTCTAATGTTCTAGGACTTTCTACTGGTTGAATTACAACATATTCTGAAAGCATTTGCATATTTACTGCTACCCAAACTTCTAATAATCTTTCGTTTATTGGATATTTAAGTACAACATCTACACTTGTTACTTCTGTTGGTCCTTTTAGTCTTTTGTTTTTAAAGTCTAAAGGCTCATCTTGAATAGGAGTTCTTTTAGCACTACTAACACTCTCAACACCATACTTGCCAAGAATATTTTCTAATTGCTTGATACCCTCGTTGGTAACATCGCCAGCAAATTTGATTCTATAATTAAATGTTTTACTAAAACTTTCTTTTATAATTTGTTTAAAAGGTGCTTTCATACTATCTCCTATGTAGTTATTTATCTTTTTTGTTTAAAATTTGGAGGATGTGATTTCTGTCCATAACACTTCCTTCGTTAGATTGTTCGACGCCTTCGTTCTGATCCAGCCTCATTTTGCGTATTTGCAAGTCAATCATCTTTAATTTTTTGTCAACTTTAGCATTTTTACTGTCCATTGCTATTTGTAGCATTTTACTTGCTGTTTCAAATACTCTTCCTGCATGAGCATCTTGCACGTTCATACCTAAATTCATTAGTTCATCATAACTATCAATTGCCTTCTGTGCAATGTCTTCCATCTCTTTATCATGTGTTTCTAAATCTTTAACTCTAGGTAAAGCAGAATCAATTTTTTCTGCGTTTGTTAATGCCTCTTTGATTTCAACTTCTGTGATTTCTTTGCTTTCTTCTTTTTTCTCAACAGGCAACACGTCTTCTATTGGAGGTAAATTAAATTCTTCTTCTAGTTTTCGTGTCATAGTTGTATTTAGTTCTTTCTCTTCTTGGTGTTCATGTATATGTGATTCTCATTTAGCACTCTAAACCGTACACCTTTACGTTGACACCATTCGTTTGCGGCTGTCCATTTGGCTAAATTAATAGCAACTTGAATTTTTTCTGCACTACTTCTTGCACTTTCCATTGTACTTTGACTGCCTGGTTTTATCTCTATTACTTCCATATGATTCTTACCATCTTTGTCAGTGTAAATTACTGTAAAGTCTGGTACATATACAGTATGCTTTCCTGTTACAGGATGTCTGTATGGAATTTTTAAATTTTCACTTGCCCATTGTGTGATATTAGGATGATTGTCGCACATGTTCATAAATGCTAGTTCCCAACTACTGCGATAGTAAGGAGTTTTAGCACCTGCATACTTTCCAGGATTTTGTGGTTCGAATGTGCCTTTGGCGTATTTGGCCATGTTACGCCCCTATAAGTAGGCGAACATATTTGTCAGAAGTTTTACTTTCTGAATTTTTGAATTTAACTGAATTAGGTAATGTGCTATTGATTTTTTCTAATAGGCTTTTGCTGATAATTACTTGATTATCGTTGTCTTTAGTATATAAACTTAATATATCTACTTCATCTTTTTTAGATATATCATGCAATGTAATTGTATAAAAATTTGCTAGTTTATCGGTTAATCCAGCAGTTTTAAAATCTGTAAAGACTTGATCTAATTTATAGCCATCAACTGACTGATCTGTGTTCGCTGTGTTTAGTTGTGCTAGTTGAAGTGTTTCTGGATTAACATGCAATTCTTCGCCTGTCTTAGAAACAATTTTATATGCATCAGATGATATATTTGTTTCAAAGTCTACACCAAAGTTATTGTATATTGTACTCATTATTAGATTTTAAATTTACTTAGGTTTTTATTGTTTTTCTTAAGCAAGCCATCTGTTAATTCGTTTGCTTTTTTTCTTACTGCGTTTCTAACTAAGTTACCAAGAAAGCCTGTTGTTTCAGGTTCACTGAATGTTAGTTTAGTTATTTCACTTCCGTAATCATCTCTAGGTGCATTGTTAAGTGCTGATATATCACTTTCTCTATTACCTGCACGTTGAGTAATACCAAATAGATTTTTTACTATTCCTTTAAGTTTGTCGCCAGTTGGATTGAATGGAGTTGCTTTTGTGTAATCTTCTATAGCATCTTTTACAAATGTACCGGCGTCATCGTAATCAAAGTTTATTACTGGAGAGTACATTAACTTTTCATACTCTAATGCAAAATTAATTTCTTGTGATGTGCCTGCACCTGCATAGTCTAATTGTGTGAAATTCACATCTGTGATTATAGGATTTACTGCTGTGGTTCTTGTAACTGTTTCACCATGTAATTGATATATGTGAATATTATTAATAAATTGTGATCTATCATGTGGATGAATATCCATACCATTAAATTGGCTACCCATAAAACCTTCGCCCTGTGGCAATTTATTGTTATGTATTGATGAGTTAAAATCTGTTACATCTGTACTTGCATTAGCCATTACATGTCTGCCATCTGTAAAGTGATAATTGTAGTATACTTGCCAAAATTTCAACCAATTACTATTAATGTCGTCATGGACAACTACATTAAAAGGCTTGAAATCTTTTGAGACCATGACTGGTACATTTTTATTGTACATTGGTCTTTTTTCTGCAACTATAGACATTGAGGGCATGTCTATTTGTTTGACCATTTGTGTCAACATATATGGATCGTTCTTATGAATTAAATTACCTGTAATGCTTGGGTTTATATCAAAATGAACTATAAATTGAAACGGCAAACGTGGGGGTGAGCCGGTGCTAAAACTCGCTAGTTTACTACTTGCGTGTCTTGGTCCGGCTACATAAATCCCGTTCTTAACTTGTCCGCCGATTAACTCTTTCCAGAATTTTGCCATCGGTCCTCCCTATAGAAATAGGCCTAAATTATACTCCAGTGCCTGGTGTTGCTGGTAGTGGTGATACTAATGGGAATGGATCACCAGCGGCAACTTTACCACCGAGTGTATTAGGTCCAGCCACATGTACCGCGTTATCGTATCTGACGTTCAAGTCTAATTGAACAATTTCGCTGGCATCATATGAATGATCACTATAGTTAACCTGTTGTAGCATACATCCTTCTAGTTCCCATTGCTCTGTTGGCTCAGCATTTGTACCATCTAAGACTTGGATAAGCATATCGAACTTGTAGTCTCCACCACTAACTGCGGTAGTTTGTTCGAAATGGTTAAATTGTCTTTGGATTTGCTGACCGACTAAAGCGGAAACTTGGTTAGTAATATCATCCCTTAAACTGAGATTAATCGCTTCCCATTGATGTTTACCTGATATATATGCACGAGAGTTATAACTGTGAACTTCAACTTCGTCAACATTAAATGTTGGTCTAGTTACACTCACGATGTTACTTGTGAACTCATCGGTTCTACCACCTGCTCCAAATCCAGTTACGATTACACGGAATCTGTATTTGAGTTTAGGTTGTAAAATACCTAATCGAGCACCTTCAATAGGTACACCAAATTTATCTTTTGTTACTGCCATCTTTCGATCTCCTAATCACATGTTTTACATGCTATTGCATTTATTTATCTCTTTTCGGCCAAAAATAAAGGGTGGAAAAATCCACCCTTCATAATTTTTAGAATAATCTTATTCTGAGCCTGTTTGACCAAGAGTTGACTGAATTCTAATCGGAATGTATATAAATTCAACTGCTTTAGTTGGTTGAATTGCTATATCCAAGTATAATTCGTTCTTGTCAATCCTTGCAGGTGTGTTATTTGTTGTATCACAAACACTAATAAAGTCAAATAGACCTCTTAGTGTAACAAGTTCTGATAATAATGAATCAGCAACTCGCTTAACACCTGATCTGGTTATACCATCATTTGGTTCAAACAAGAAAGGCTTAACTGCGATATCTAATTGATATCTAATGTAGTTTACAAGCCTTGCTACGTTAATTCTATCCAATGCACTTGCAGTTGGGTTTAGAGTTTTTTGTCCAAATACAACTAAGCCTCTTCCTGGGAAGTTAGCAATTGGATTAACTTTATTTGCATAAAGTGTATCTCTTTGTCCATTGTTAAGTGAAACTGGAACAAACTCACCTGCTGTTCCGTCTACATAACCGACACTAGTTGCGTTTTGTACGATACCTCTTTGATACCCTGCTGGTGCAAACCATTGATATGCCACATTGTCATTGAATGCAAATGTTCTTAATGCAATATGAGAAGCCGGTACAGCAACACTACTTCCGTCTAAGTTTGTTGTTAAACCTGATGGATAGTGTACTGAAACGTATGGATTACTTGCAATAAGTCCATCTTCACCGTTTTCACTTGCGTTATTGGCATTGGTTGACCAGTTTTTAATGCTGGTTGCATCTGATTTTAATCTCATTGGACTATCACCAACAATAAATGCGACTTCTTTCTTATCTGTGTTAAGAGTAATCATCTCATCTATTAGTTCTGGATATCCTGGAGCGGCAATCAAGTTATAGAAATTAACTTCACTTCTTATTTCGCTATTGTTTGCTATTGCGGCCTGCAATGATTGTACAATAACTTTTCTCTGTGCCTTTCTACCCATATATGGTGAACCGTCTGCTTTGTTGCCTGATTCACTTACCCATACGTTAGATAGTGTTCCGCCACTGTAAGAATATGATGTGTAGTATTTCTTAACGTTTTTACCACTGGCTCTAAAGTTCCATGCTAAAATACCAAACGGTACTGTTGCTGGATCTTTTGCATCTGCGTCTACCACTGATGCGCCATATGATGCTAAATCTAAGAACAGGACGCCGTCTGCTGATACTTGATCTGAATTATCAACTAGTATCCATGCACTTGATTTTCTTTTGTAAATTAATGGATAATCTTCTAAATTATCTGAATCAACCCAAAGGTCGCCGTCGTTTAAAGAACCGCCATCGCTTTGTGTTGTAGGCTCACTCGCCGCTACGTTTACATCGTAGTCTGCTGAGTATTTTGTCCATGTTGCAGTTCCGCTAACATTTTTGTTGTACCAAATGTCAACTGCTGAACTACTGTCATACCAAAGTTTACCTGTTGTTAAGTCACCTACTGGAGCACTTGTACCAAATTCGTAGTTTTTACTACCAATTGATGCTACTGTTCCTGATACGTCTGCAACTTCAAAGTTACTGTAGTTACCAACAGCAATGTTTAAACTTGATGCAACATTAAATACTGAACTGCCCACAGCACCATTAAATACATCAATGTCTTTACCATCACTAGAAATGATTGTAATTTTTCCATCAACATTAGATGCTGTAACTGTTGTTGCAGAAGCAGATGCTAATGCGTCATTAATGTCTTGAACCATGTCGTCGACACTTACGTTACCGTCACCACTTGTATCAGTTGCAAATTTTACATCGATATTTGATGTGCTGTTATTAACTTTAAGTCTGATTCCATAATCAGAACCACCAGTCATCTTAGTTATTGCTGTGTCGCTAATTGCGGCAGAACTCTGTATTTGTAAACTGCTTTGACCATTATGTCTTCTTAATGCAAATCTACCGTGTACGGATGTATCAAGTTTGTTACCTGAGTCGTATTCTACAAAGAATGTACCTGTACTAGGTGTAGCACCAATACTTGTACTTGCATAAGCACTTGCAGAGTTTAAATATCCTTCTGCTGATGTGCTGACCCATGATGCTGTAGATGAATTATAAACTTTAAGTCCATATTTTAGTCCACTTGCGGCTGATGTTGTCTGAACAATTATATCGCCACTTGCAAGATTACCGCCATCTTTTTGTGTTGTTGGTCTGTTCAAGTGAGTCACAAACTGGCAATCTTTACCAGTATTTGATTCAAATGTAGATGCATCTGTGAACTCATGCCATACAGATGATGCTTTGTAGTAATAAACTATTTCTGCTTTTGCTTTACCGTTTTGATCTATACCTAAGATCCCGATATCGCCATTTTTACCTACTGATGGTTTTGGTACGCCACCATTTGTAATTTCTTCTTTCGTAAATACTTTTACGTCTGTTTTTTCTTCATACTTGTCTGAAGATGTGTTATATTCAAAGATACCCCACTTAGTAGCACTTGAGTCTACCCATATAGTTGCATCTGCCGGATCAGCCGACGGTGCATTTGACAATGGTTTTAATTCATCTAAGTCAACGTTTGCTCTAAGAACGTATGCTCTTGAAGCCAACCCTAAGAAACTGTGTGCGGCTAATAAACCGTACTCATTTAATTCGTAACCATGTTGTGGAGTTCCTCCTGTGCTGTAGAATTGTGGATTTCCGTATTGCTGTAACAATTCTCTTTGACTAGTAATTAAGTAAAGTTCGTTATCTGTATCTGCTTTGGAATAAGGTGCTAGACCTGATCCATCGGGATTAGATTTGTTCTTTGCTGTTGCAATTACAATCAAAGGTACTGTTCCAGGACCGCCAGGCGAATAAAACGATTCGTCTGATACTGAAATATCTACACCAGGTGATACTAATGTTGCCATATTTTTCTCCTATAATACCTTATTTGGTTACATGTATTTATTAAAAAATGCAATAATTGTGGTATTATAAAAATGGCAAATCAGCAAAATTACCGAAAAGAGATAAATAAGATCTCAAATAATTTCTATATTATTTTCTGTAAATATTTCAGGTTTTTGGGGAAGTTGATCGATAATGTTATCAACTTGTTCGAATAGTTCTTCTTTGGTGCTGGTATTTTTTACTGTATAGTCGATGTGGCAACCGATCCAATCCCATTCACTGGCGTGAATTTGTTTGAAATCTCTATTCATTATGTGTCTTGCTACAGCATCGCCTTCATTGGCCTTTAGTGCAATATCATACCATTCAGGTTTTTCGTCTCTTTCTACTAAGATTACAGTACCATTCATTGCTCTAATTATGTTTACTTCGTTTTGAAAACGACAATCGCTAATAACAACACACTCGTTTTGATGATGCAGTTTTTTAACTCTGTATTCTAAACTGCTAATCCATATATTTTCATGAAAATGATTACGCATTACATCTGTGCCTATTAACTGTAATGCTAATCTAGGTGTAAAGTTAGGTATACTTAATTTTTTGCTCCAGAACATATCAACAGTTTCTCTAAACTGTCTACTTTCGTCTGTTTCGCCTTCTAATAAATCTCTTTCCCAGCCAAATACGTTTGCACATAAGTCTTTTAGTGGGCCTGCGAATGATGTTGGAATGCAACCTTTAGTTGCCAAATATTGTGCTACGGTGTTTTTACCTGATCCTATATTACCTAATAATCCTATTGTGTTCATTTATCCTATAACAAAGCCGTAATTTTTATTTCCTTCTTCCATATTAATTATTGACTGTAATAATCTTTCCTTCTCAGTCATGGCCTCTTGCTTTAAAGCCTCGCCATTTAACTGAACGGAACCTTGTGGCCCTGGCAAACCTGAAGCATACTTACTTCTTGCTTCACCGAGCATCATTTTTGCTTCTGCTAATGCCCAATCTGCCATCCATGGTCTGGAATACTCGTTTTCTAATAAATTTTGTTCTGGTACTAAATTAGAAATCTGTATCATAATGTCTTCTGTTATAGATATCCTACGCAATAGTTTTAACACTTTGGTATTAGTGTTGAATGTAAAGTCGTAATCACCACCAAATATTCTGTTAAGTGTTTCCTTATATTGAGTAAATGCATCATAGTTGGCTAGACCGCCAACAACACCTGCATTAATTAGATATGTGTTTTGAAATGCAACGTCAAACGGATCAAAGTTTGTACCTGTACCTATGTTACCACCACCAACACCTCTTCGATATACTCTTCTGATATTTAATACTTCACCTGGAAGTGTGTATTCTTGTACATCTGGTTGTGTTTGCAAAAAAGCATAACTTTCTTCTACAGCAGAATCGCTTCTACTTCTAAGTGTTTGAATTGCTCTGTCTATTGCTAGATTATAGTGTTCTGGGTCTAATTCCACGTCGATCATTCCGTCACCTAAACGTAACTTGATCTCTGTAATTAGTTTATCCCTAGGGGTTTCTGTTGCACTCATGTAAACTATTTATCAAAAAGTTCGTAGTATTATTGTGTGCTCGTTAAATCTACCGTTCATTTTAGTAGGTGTTGTGGTTAGTTCTTCGTATGATTTTTTGCATTTCATCTTACCTGCATCAAATCCTTTAAGCATTTCTGCTGGTTTTCTCAAAGTTTTTTGTGTGCTAGTTTCTTCATCAAAGTCCTGTAATGTAGTACCTTTTATCATAATGCCAGTACCTGGTCTTTGCATGTTTCTAGGATCTACAGTTTTAGCATGATATACACCAATCTTTCTAGTTTTAGTATTGTACACCCAAACTTCATTAGCATAAACTATATCTGTTGGGTGCAAACTTGCTAATCCTAACTCTGGAAAGTTTACAGCATACTTTAATTTCTTCACGATAGCCTCTTTAGACCGTGCTTTAGGCTTACGAGCCTTGCGTGTAGTCGCTTTTGTGGCAATAATAGTATCACAAGCAGTATTAATCTTTTCAAACACTTGTAAGAA